CATCTTGGGCTGTTCGATCGCCTTCTGGACCTGTTAATCTATCTGTATATTCTGATAAATAAGTTTGATCTTTTTTCTCTAGCCAAGTACCGTTTCCAGTAGTGGCCGAAGTTGAATTAAATACTTCAACACCTCTTACAAAGAGACATCCTGCAGGTGCATTAATTGTATTATCGTCAGCAGCTAATGTACCCTCTTGAACAAATCTTGCAGAGTCCATAGGAAGCTCTTGATATATTCTAAATTCCGCAGCCATTATAATACCATCTACAATAGCAGTTGTTAAAACATCTGAACTAACTTCAGTATAATCTCTTATCGCTGTAGTTAATGTACTATAATCGTATTTTTTAACTCCTGACATAATTAACCTCTATCATTAATGGGCCCAACTGTACACTGTAAACCAGCCCCTGTTTCTGTACTACTAGCATTACTAACTAATTCAAATGTAAAACCTGTTTGAATAGTAGTGTATGCAGGATTACCTGCGCTGTCGTTATATCCAGCTAATTCTTGTTTTGTAGAAAGAGTTGCTATTTTATATGCGCCATAAACTTTTGCTCCACTTGAATGTGAGCCTGCCGTTGTTTTTTCAGGAGATATTCCTCTATATGGAGCGCTTGTTCCTCTAGTGCATCCAGTTAAATCATTTGAAGATCTTCCAGTATATTCTATTACTTCATTTTGATATCTTCCTACAAGAAGAGGATCACTAGTATCATCAGCTGTTAAAATTTTTTCAATTACAATAAATCCAGACGTTGGAAAAATAGATCCATCAGTTAATGTTATTGTCGTAGCACTATCAGTAATGTTTCCGTTTAAAGTTGTGGATAATTCAAGAGTAGCTATAGCAACACCACCTACTGGAGACTTAATATTTCTTAATCTAGCAAAATCATTTACTTGCATGTCACCATTTTCAAAAGCTACAGAAACTGTTGCATCAGCAGCTGCAGTTGTAATTGGATTATCTACTAAAAAATCTTCTGTTGGAAATTCTGTTCTGGCAGGTCTTGCTCTTTGTAAAGCTTGTGGATCAGCGCTTGTTGGTTTCGGCTCTAACTGTGGAGATTTAGGTTCAAATTCTGACATATGTACCCATGCACCAGTCCATTCTCTCACCATTTCATTATACGGAAAGGCCATACCTGATCTATCTGAAATAGCTAAAGCATATTTACCTTGTGAAAAAGTAGTCATTAACCAATCCCAGGATAGTAAATTTTAGGTGATATATAAGTAGAGTTAGAAGAACCATCTTCATCTTCTGCTCTTAATAATTCATCTTCATATAAAAGTTTTAATTCTTGTACTCTTTGTGGTGCATATTTTACTGCTAAATAATATGCTAAACCTGAAATCATACAGGGTACAAAACGATAAGGTACATCAGTTGCATTTGTATATGCCCCAACATCGTCAATTCTTTTTGTATAATAAAAATTAATATAGTTTCCGTCTTGAGCTGCACCTGGAGTTAAATATAAAGTCATTGTAACTTTATCTATAAATCTTTGAACCCAGTATTGTGTAGGCAGACCACTTGAAGTTTTATTTGAAAAACCTTGATATTGTGATCTACTAATTTTTGTCATAGGGGTGTCAACAGAAGTTGATTTTACTCTATAATCTGCTTCTTGAATATCTGTCATTCCATTTGGAAACTGTAAGACTGCGTCACTTGTGCTATGAGAAGCAGCCGTGCTTCCATTAACACCTCTTACACATCCAGTTAAGTTTAAACTAGATATCCCACTGTAAGTAATTTGTTCACTGTTAATAGTTATGATTCCACCGGTTGTTGGCATGCCGGTAACTGAAGCAACTCCAATTGTCGCAACACTTGAATTTATTCCTGCGGATAATGTAGTTGAAATCCCACTAGATGTACCATCAGCCGGGGAACGATAAAAAGTATAAACAGCTTGCCCATCTACTAATGCAACGTTTTGATTTTTTACTTCCCAAAATTGAAGCCCTCTATTGCCCCATTCAGAGAATAAAATATTTAATGATCTTTTGGCAGTTTTAAGTTGATAGCCCGACACACCTTGCATACCAATACGTTCGTATGCATCTTCTATGATTTCGTCTATGCCTAGGTTCTTATCGAAAACATAAGAGCCGGAAGTTGTGTTAGCCATCTAACCTCCTACCCGTCGTACTGTATAGACAATCCTACTACTGCAGTTCCTGAGTATGCAAAATAAGCTCCATCTGGACATAAAACTCCATCATCTGGAATATATGGTTCAATTGCTTCTCCACTATCTATATCCACAACAAGTCTGTTTGTAGACGTTGCTGAACTGTTTTTAATATAAATAATACCGGCTCCACCACCAGCAACTCCAGTCATTCCTCTAACTCTAGTTCTACCACCAAAAATAACTCCTGTGGTAGCTCCTGATGTTATTCCAGCAGATATGTCTGTTGTAATTGATCCACTTGCAGTAATGCTTGTAACTTCTGTCCAAGTACCAGCTACACTTAATGTAGTTGAATCTGGACCAGTTGTTGCTGCACTTGTTTGAGCATCTCCGTTAGCATCTTTTCCTACAACTACAAAAGTTATTCCTGAGTTGTCAGCTGAAGAAGTTAGAGTAACCGTTTGAGCGTTAACCCATGGCCCACTATTTAATAAAGATAAAGTAGTGTTTGTTGCTGCTACAGAAATTGCATCTGTGTCAGTTCCGAATATTACTTGTTTACTTTTTACTCCTGATACATTTGGCATAATTTTCTCCTAATTATCTAGGCTCCCGAAGGAGCCCAGAATAATTTTATTATCTTTGTTGGACCGTTTGAACGTAGTCAACATAAAGATCGTTAGCTACAGTTCCTTTGTGAGCAATCATCATATTAAGACCTATCTCGATGTCATCAGGAACAGTTGTTGCTGCTTGTGTTCCGACACATTTGCCATCTAAGAAAAGTTTATATTGAACTGCTGTTTGTCCTTTTTCAGTACCTGCTGGTTGGAATAAGAATCCCAATCTAACAGGAGCAGATGGTACTGCTAATACTGTTGCACTTTGTGTTGCAATACTAGAGTCTGCAAAAGTATAAGTACTTCCGCCAGCTGTATCTACCATATCGAAAGATACACCTGCTCCATTTTTTCTAGATACAAATTGAATTGTAGTTGTATCTGAATCTGCATAACCGTTTTGTGCAAATCCAACCCAAGTGTTTGCTTCACTAACATCAGTAACTGCGATTCTAGTTTCGAAGTACCATTGTCTAGTAGAACTGTATTGGTAACATTCATAATCAGCTACTCCCTGGATTTCTCCAGCTGCTGGATTAGCGTCTCCTTGTCTTAACCATCCAAAAGCATAATCTGCTAATTGATAATCAGATCCACCAGTTGATGTTACTGTTTGCCAGTCACTTGCATTGTATGTAACGAAATCGTTTTGATAAGCAAATTCTTGAGGTGATGTTCCACCAGTAATAAGTGGTTGTTTAATTCCACTAAATAAAGATGTTCCACCGGATTTACCTATAACGTTTGTTACTCCGTTTGAAAAGTGTGTTGTCATATAATCAGCGCCTCCTAGCGCCAGTTATCCTACTAAGCAAAGATAACCAATTTATGTTTTAATTAATCTTAGTGTGTTTTTTATACAACAGTTTTAAGTAGAGCGCAAGAGGGGGTATGGTGTGGATCGGAATTTTCCAACGATGTAGCTTTTGTTTAAGTAGCTACAGAAACTTCAGGGGCAGCGTTAATGATTGCATTTTCTCTATCTGCAATCTTTGTCTCTTCGAGCTTAATCTCCATGATAACATTTCTAATCTTCTTATCAATTTCGACCATATTAAGAGTATATTTGCCTTCTTGTTCATACTCCAGCTGCCACTTCAACTCCAAGGACCTTTTTTGTTTGTACAGGTCTTGTACCATCTATAACCTCCTCATAGGTTATTCTGTTTATCTTGGGATCGTTCATTTCTCCAAGATACTCCCATTTTATATCACCTTTTCCCAATTTGTCAACAATTGCGTTTTCTATATCTAATGAGGATTCAACGCAGTTTATAACGAAATCTGCATGGTATTGGTAGGCATTAATTTGTACTCTGAATTTTTTAGGGTGCATTTTTCCTTTCTATGTGGTGATTGTGGCGGAACTATGTTCCGCCACAAAAAAGTTTTAAGTATTACGCTCCAGCTGTTCCGAAGATACCTCTAGGGTCTGATACGCCAAAAACGTATCTTTCTCTAGCTTTGTATCTAACGTTGCCAGTATCGAAATCACCTTCCATCTTAGTAGATAGAGGAGTTCTTTCGAAATGTTTCATACCATTTGGCACATCTGTTTTAATGAACCAAG